CCAGCATGGGCTTGATGAACTGATCCTCGCCCGCGTCGGGGAACTCACCGTACACCTCGACCTTGGCCTGCGGGCTATCTTCACCATACTCGGCAATAATCTGCTCGTAGACCTGCTTGTCGGTGTCCTCCACCGTGCGCGCGTCCACACTGCGGGTGTTCCAAAACGCCCGTTTGGCGTGGAAGCACTCAAAGAAGTAACCTTCGTTGCGGCGCGGGTTGCTAAAGGCAAACCAATATCTGTCCGGCGTGTTCTCAGTAAAGAACCCAGCGCCGACCTCCCATATGGGGTTGGGGATGCCGCTTGACTCGTCAAAGATCAGCATCATGCCGTCTTGGTTATGCACGCCGGCGTAGCTGTCGGGGTTTTCCGCCGACCACAGCTTGCCCTCTGCGGCCCAATAACGTGTGCCTTTCTTCAGGTCGCGCTCGACCAGCTCGCACAGCCACTGCGCCGGCACCAGCTTAGTTGCGCTGATCTCAAACCAATGGTTGTTGATGGTCATCGCCGCCCACTTGGTCAGCTCGGCCCAGGTCACCGACCTTAATTGAGACTCCGAGTTGGCGCTGATGATGACGCTGCCGCCGATGCGGGTGGTCAGCATCCACAGCACCAACCAAGATACTAAGGCTGACTTGCCAATTCCGCGCCCGCTACTAACGGCCTCTCGCAGGGTGTCCATCTGCACCTTGCCCTTGTTGCCGGCAATGTGCTTCTTAATGTCGCGTAGCACCTCGCGCTGCCACTTGCGTGGGCCTTTAAACTTGTGCAGCGGTGTGTTTTTCTGGCCCCAAGGAAAGGCAAACAGCACAAACGCCTCGGGGTCGTCGGCCAGCGCGGGCGACCACAGCTCGACCATGAGCTTTTCTTCATCTATTGTGGAGTAGATTGGCTTTTGCATTGCAACCTATATGCGTGGTGAATACTTGCAGCGGCAGTATACGCAGACACAGCATCTTCAAACGTATCAAACCGCCCTAAATAGGTGCTTTTTCCGTCAATACCTATTCGTGCCCGCCATTTTTGTTGCTGTTTATTCCAGCTAACACCTCGGTGGCCCGAAACGTTATTACATTGTAATCCGGTATTCTGCGTGTTTTGGTTGCGCGTCGCTACTTGTATATTAACGCGTCGGTTGTCAAACGGAACGCGGTTTATGTGGTCAATCTCTCCGTCGGGAAAACAACCATACTCATACAGCCACACAAGCCGATGCGCTCGGTGTAGTTTGCTGTCAATACTAATATCGATGTAACCGGTAGTGTGCCGCGAACCGGCAATAGCGTTTTTGCGCTGTGTGCCTTTGTTTTGCAACCACGTAAATAGCCCCGTTGCCGGGTCGTAGCGCAAGAGTTCTTTAAGCCGCGTTTGCGTTAGAATGTTGGTAGCCATGCGATGTGTCCTCATCGTTATTGGTAAGAAGCCCTCGACCGTTGATGCGTTCGGGGGTTTCGTCTATTGTAGCACTGCCTTCAATCACTCTCGACTTGGCTTCTTCTAGCGCGGATATGATACTAATCCGCTGCTCAACATTTATGTTGACGTTAGATGTTTGTTGCCAACCGTGAACGTGCGTAAGGATTGCCAGGCTGGCTTTGGCATCGCCCTGATCAGACGCCTCGTTTAGGCGGTGCGCTGCGCGCAGTTCGTTGTCCGCCTTGCCTTTCTGCGCCGCTAGTTCGGCCAATGGGTCAAATTGGCACAATTGCCGGTACTCTAAAGGCAGCATCCCTGACGCCAGTGCCAGTGAATCCCCTTTTAACCCCATAGATGCAGCTTTGTATATGGCATCCAGACGCGCCTCTGTCGCCTGAATTCTAGGTCGTATAGCCAGTGGTAGGGACTGGAACATGGTTGCTGTTATACCACGGCTTGAAATCAGTTGTCCATTTAGCCTATTTGGCCTATCGGATGTACGGGCGATGTACGGGCGCAAGTTAAGTGCTTGCAAGATACTTTTAAAAATAAAAATTGTTCGTGGGGGATACCGTGACCGACACGGCCAGCGCAAGGCCCTGGCTCCCCCCATGTTAGTGGGCACTCACTTCCAAGCTAGTAAGCACTCACATCTATGTTAGTAAGCACTAACTTACAAGTTAGCAAGCATTCACACACAAGTTAGTGGGCGCTTACTTCAAAGTTAGTGGGCGCTTACACACAAGTTAGTGGGCACTAACTAGCAGTCCAGTTAGTGGGCACTCACAAGTTAGTAAGCGCTAACTTTAGGCTCCTGGTTAGCAAGCACTAACTACCAGTCCATAGTGTGGATGGCCACTATAGGCACTATTTCAGTGGCGAAAAATCGGTGGCTGCGGCGGCGCCACACCGCCACCGCTCTACTACCTATATAGATGTAAATAATACAAAACAGTTTTGTGATTGATTGAAATATAGCCTATAGCGCCTATACGCCCCGGACACTGGCGCAAGCGCGCGTGAAATAATCGGCGAGAATCTGCATATCGTAAAGAAAAGACTTGCACTATCTGTTCGAACGTGTTTTAATCTGGTTTCCATGCACGCAACCGCGCGCATGTTAGTAAACTAAACTGGAGTAAATTATGGAAACCGCACTTTGCATATACACTGAATTCGACGGCGATTTTGCCCACATCAAAGCGTACGCTTGTAAGCCCGAGCTAACCGCCAGCGGCCAGCCCGATCCAGTTGATCGTTACGATCATCCGTTGCACGACGTGCGCTTACACTCCCAGGCTAATCGCGGTTATCACTGGACTGGCATGTACGGAATGGCAGTAACCGTTGATTGCCATGATCGCATTGATTTAGCACTGGCCAAAAAAGCGCTTGCTACCCTCGCGCCAATTGATCGCAAGCTCGCCAAGCTCCAAGCTCAGGAAGGCGAAACAAAATCCTACGGGCAATGGTTGAACCGTGTTGCTCGCGCGCTTGGCGCGAAAACCGTGTTTTTTAAGAATGCGAAAGGCCGGTACATTGGCGCGACTGGCGGCGATATCGTGTGGTACGGCGATGCTTGCGAGCAAACGGTAGCAGATTGGGCTAACCCGGTAGCAGTGGCAGCGTAGTCTGATAGCGCGTTAGAGATAGCGCGCTATTGGGCCAACGTTGGCCAATAACCTAAGGTACACAATATGACAACCTGCACTGAATTAGACTTATCCGCCGATATTATCGACGTGCGCGATATCATCAAACAGTTTGAAGAATTGGAAGAATTGCAGGAATCCGGCGATTATCTGGAAACCCCTGATTGTGAATTATCTGAGCTTCGCAAGTTACTTACTGAATTAGAAGGTACCGGCGGCGGCGATGAGCAATGGCGCGGCGACTGGTACCCCGTAACTTTGATCCGCGATAGTTATTTCAAGACTTACGCGCAAGACTTGGCAGAAGATATCGGCGCGATTGACCGCGACGCTAAATGGCCGCACAACTGTATCGACTGGGAACATGCCGCGCGTGAGTTGCAGTACGACTATACCGGCGTGGACGTGGCTGGCGTAACTTATTACACACGGTAACAGTACGCGATTCTATGCCGGCAACGGCATAAGGGCGCGCATTGTCGCCATAACCTAAAAGAGAGTAAATTATGCTTACTTGGAATACTATTCGCAGCATTGGAAAACAAGACAGCGCCGGGCGCTGGTATCCGTCGCCTGAGGTCGCGCCCTACTTTAGCCGCTTGCGCGCTCCGTCGCGCGCATGGCCACACTCGTACGCAAAGGCTGCCATGACCAAAAAATTCGCGTCCTGGCTGTTGGCCAATCGTCCAGACACTGCCGCTCGTTTAGGCGTGACAGTATGACCGACACAATAGCCTGGCTGGCCACCGGCGCGCTGTGTGGCGCACTCATAATCGTTGCATTACTTATTTCAATATAAACAAGGGGTTACCATTATGACCGACCAAGAAATAATAGCCTTATTCGATAGCACCAATATTACGCTCGCCGAACTTGCCGCGCGCAGCGGGCGCAGTGTCAGCGCGCTCAAAAAACTATTACTGGGGAAATAACATGCTAACCATCGAAGAACAGGAACGCGCAGCCTACGCAGCCGGCAATACCGCCCTGGCGGCAGCACTGGCGCAAGTAATCGATATGGAAAACGAGGCGTGCGAATTGCGCGCGGCGGCGGCGGAGGCGGAGCGCGAGATAGAACACCTTAAACGCGTTCTGTCTGATGCGCTGGCGGATGATTGCTGGCGCGAACGCGCCACGGCGGCGCTGGAATGATAGCGTTAGGTGTTTTTCTTATACTAGTCTTGCTGGCGATACTGTTCGACTTGTAAAAAACGGCCCGAAAGGGCCGTTTCTCATTTCACCAAGCGCAGTGCGTCGGCTAGGGGTGATGGCACCGGCGCCTCGACTAGGCGCCTAAGCTCGGACTTGGTGGCGTGGACTAACTCCGGCGCGCAGTAGACGTGCTTACGCGTTGAATACTCCGCGCTGGTGACGCGCCCGCAGTCTAGCCACTGACACTCTAGCAAGGCATGGTGCAGGGCGGCGGCGGGTATCCGCTGCCCCGGCGCCAGCCCTGCGCGCAGCGTCAGGTCAGCGCACAAGACGTGGAAGGGCGCGGTGATGACGCCCGCCTCGAACGGCCCCTCGCGCGCGCGTATCATCTCGCACAGTATCGACTCCGCCGGCGATTGGCCATTGGCTATCAGGCCCAGCTTGTACTCGGTCACCGGCGGCGCGGCGGCGGGATTGAACGCGGACACGTCGCGCTGATACATCCAAGCGGCGATGGCCTCGAAGCCCCCCGCGTGGAACCAGCGCCACATCTGCTGGCCGCGCTCCGGTGGATCCATCCGGGGCAGATCAGACCAGACACAGAACCAACGGCGGTCTTGCGTGTCGAGGACAATTGGCACCCGGTCGTTGGAAGATGCGATGACCAGGCAGCGGTTGACCACGTTGTAGGGGTGCTGCATTTTCTTGTTGACTAGAATAGTCTCGGGCGGCGCGGCGATGATCGGTTTCAGGTGATTGGCTAAGGCCCGGCGGTCTTTCGCTTCACTCTCGCGCAGTTCATGCAGGATGATAACCTCGCTCTCGTAAGCGTAGCCCCACTGCGAGTTTATGGTGTTGTTGTTGAGTTCGCCCTTGTTGCGGCCTTGCCCGCACAACGCCCATAAAAACGGCGCCCAAAACGTGTCCTTGCCGCTGCCTTGATACCCGGCGATCAGGACGGCGTGGTTGATTTTGGTGCGCGGCTGTTGCAGCTTGCAGGCCATCACGTTGAAAATATGCTCGCGGTCACGCTGCTCGGGGATCAGGGCGGCGCAGTGGTCGAGCCATAACGATATATCGGCTACCAGGCTGCGGTTGACCACAGGGCGAGCGTCGCGCCACATGTTGCCAAAAACGTCACCGTCACGCGTCACCAGCACGTCGTCGCCGGCGCTGTAGGTGATGCCGGACAGCGCCGGCGCGCCCATCGTCTGGCGGTTCTCGTCGTAGCAGATGCTCGCCTCGACGCGGCGCGCCTTGCCCTTGTCGCTGGCGTGGATCGAATAGCAGGGGATGTGTCGAAACAGGGCGTTGAATACGCCACGCGGAAGGTGCCGGCGCTCCTGCATGTCGAAAAACGCTTCATCCGACAACAGGTAGGCGAACCGCTCATACCAGCCGGCCTTCTCGACCCTGCCTACCTCTTTGCGCGCCACGGCGGCGATTAGCGCCCCGGCATCGGTGCCTGCGCTGAACAGGTCGCCCGGTTTTAATTTAGCCAGCGTGGTCGCCATGACGGCGGCGAGCAGTTCCTCGCGCAAGCCCATAGTGTGCGCCGGCCCGCCCTGCTCGGCCACCCAAGCCAGAAAGCGGGCGCTGTTCCACTCCTCACAGTGCGCGTGGAGGCAGGTGTAGGCGCGGTTGACCGGCATGTAACGGCCCTCGATCTCGCCCGTGGTGTGCGCCTCGCTGTTCGGACAGACCACGCCCCACCACCCGGCGGCGTTGCCCTGCGCGGTCAGGTGGCCGGCTTCCGAGAGCCACGCCAGCACGTCGTCGGTGCCGTCGTCGTCCAAAGCCACCCGGCGCGCGGTGGCGGTGTCGGCCTCGGCGGGCGTCACGCCCAGCGCGGCGCATATCTGCTCGATGGTGAACTCGCGCTCGGGGTGGAACTCGGTCAGGACAGACACGAAACGGTTGCGCCCCGGCTTGATGTTGACCGAGCCGGGGATGCGCCAGTTGCGAACCGCGTTGATGGCGCCACCGTCGGTGTAGCCGGCCTCAGCAAAGGCCCGCTCGGCGGCAGCGGCCACGGCCACCGGCACCTGCTCACTCAACACCCACGCCCACTGGTAGTTGCCGGGTGATGTCTCGATAATCCACGTCGGAGGCAGCGGCGGCACCTTGCTCTTGGTGCCTACATCGTCCACGGCAATAAATGTGACGTGGGTGCAGTTTGCGGTGGTGGCTCGGACGCCATCGGTCATGCGGTCGAGGATGAACGAACCACTGCTAACGTACCAAGCGCCGGCACGGCGAGGGGCGCTAGGCAACTGCGGTATATAGCCCCCCTTTTTTTGTTGTACAAAAAGAACAGTCTCGCCTTCGGGGGCAAGGCTTGTAACGAACTCAATAAAATCCATGCTATGATGCTCCTGGTTTGGGTTGGTTTGGCTTCGGCGGCTCACGGTTTCTCCACCGTGGGCCGTTTTTATTTCCCGTATCGGGTCATTATCTTTACCTCTGCTGCCAACGGCAGACCAGCAGCCCACACGGGCGGCTCGCACATCACGCGCTCGATTTCGGCAGCGCGGTCGTCCACGCACTCGACAACAATTTCATCATGTATGTGCAGCACCACGTCCTCCAGTCGGCGCAGCGCATGGCGCAGTATGTCATTAGCAACGGCTTGGGTTACGTTCTCAACGGCAAGACCACGCCACAGACGGGCGCGCGGCCACTCGGTCGCATCGGCGGCGGGCTTCCACGACGCTTTGAGATAGGATACTCCATCGCCCTCTAGTTTGGCGAAGGGATAGCACAGCACCCGACCGGACGGCAGCGCATACCACAGGTGCTGACCGTCGAACATATAGACTACTCGGCCAGCGGGGAACTCGCGCCCGACGTTTCGCATGGCGAACGTGTAGGCGTTTTCAAGCGCCTGCCCATGCCGCATCGCCCAAGGGTTGGCGCTGCGCCAGACACGTATAGCGCGTGGGATGCTCTCAATCTGCACACCGTAGACACGCCCGAAAGCCTCGAACGAGCCCGCCGCTCCCCCAAATCCTAAAGCCAACTCTTGAACTTTGCCAACCTGACGCTGGTCGCCCGACACGTCATCGTAACCGCAACCGAACAGGGCGGCGGCGTTTACCTTGTACGGGTCACGGCCCGAGCGAAACACGTCGAGCTTGGTTTCCCCTGCGGGGCAGTTGGACAACCACGGATTGACGCGGCCTTCGATGCTCGACCAGTCGGCCACCACGAACACCTTACCCGGCGCCGGGATCAGCGCAGGGCGTAGCATCCCCTTTAGCACGTCGGTGACGCGCTTGCCGTAGTTTGGCACGATTTTGTGCCCACGCACCATAGCCTGCCGCACGGCGGCGGGGTCGCGGGCGGTCTTGCGGGTAAAGTTATGCACCTGCGCCCCATAACTAGCCGCCCGGCCAGTAGCCGAGCCGCCGGCAAAGACGAACGCGCCACGCACCCGGTTATCCTCCACGTCGGCCAAGTCAGCCAGGCGCTTGAACTTGGCAACGCTGGACGCCCACAGGTCGTCAGCGCACTGGATAACCTCGGCAACGTCAGCGGGCACCTCGTCGGGACTGAGCGTGAGCAGGTTAGCGCGCACGGTCTTGTCGATGCTGTACTTCTCGCCTGTCCACATCAGCTTCACGGCCTCGGGGCCGACGCGGGCCTGCACCCACTGGCGCATCTTGGGTGAGCGCACGCTGGTGATCTCGCCCTTCGACACCTCGCGCACGATTTCTTGTATCTCAATTAGTTCGGCCTCGGCGTAGCCTATCG